TACAAAGCTTTGTATTTTCATATTGTATACTTGAAAGAGCAGATCTTCAAGATGCAGGTCTTTATAAAGCGAAACTATCAGGTACAAATCTTCAAGTTATAAATCTTAAAGGTGCTAGTCTTCAATGTGCGGATCTTAAAAATACAAATCTTCGATCTGCAGGTCTCGAAGGTGTAGATTTTTATGGAGCGGATCTATCAGGTGCAAATCTTCAAAGTGTAGGTCTTGATGGTGCAAATCTTACGGGTGCAAATCTTCAATATGCTGATCTTAGAAATGCAAATCTTAGAAATACAATGATTTATAAAACAGATCTTAGAGGTGCAGATCTTAGAGGTGCAAATCTTGAAGGTGCAAATTTTGAAGGTGCAAATCTTGAAGGTGCAAATATCTTAAAAATATAAAACTTATTAATGTACCTCACCAATAGAATAAAGTTTACACATCCTTTAATCCTCTAAAATGATATCTAAATTTCCATAATTTATCTTTATTTTTTTTCAAAAAATCTTCGTACATACAATCCCATTCGTCACTCCATTCACCTTTTTTATAATCACTCATTTTGATGATATAATTACTAGAAGATATATATGGTCTTCTCATTGTAGCACCTCCAGAAACAAAGAATACCATATCCAATACATTTTGGTACATTACCCATTCATAAGCATCACAGGAGAATTCCATAAACCACTTTAATCCTTCCCACGGATGTATTCCGGACAAATTCATAAAGTTTCCCACAACCATTAGTCTCTGTATGTGATGTAGATATCCAGTTTCAAATCCTTCTTTTATAGCATTATCTACAGGTTCTATACCCAGTGTTCCTTCATACCAATCTTTATTTAATTTTTTGTTATTACCGAAGTAATTTCTATTACTAAAATTATAATATACATAACAATATCTTTGATATTCTCTCCAAAATAATTGTCTAACATATCCCTCGAAGCTATTCATAGGTATATCTTTTTTACAATCCATTATTTTATCAATAATTTCACTGGGATTTATAAGTCCTATATTTATGCTACTTGATAGTAATGAATGGAACATAAAACCATTATCCTTTTTAACAAAATCTTGATAATCTCCAAAGTCTTCAAATTTATATTTTATAAAATGAGTTAACCATCTTTTTGCTGTAGTATGTCTTACAGGATATATAAAATTATCAGTATTACCGTAGTTGTCAGGAAAGTGTTTTTCTACATATCTAATAGCTTCTTTAATAAATTTTTCATCTGATTTATTTGAAGCTATTCCTGGTACTACGACATCGGGGGGTAATCTTTTTCTATTCATTTTGTCTTGAGATTTTATCTTTGGTAATATATCTAATTGTTCTTTATTCCAATTATAAAAACCATTAAAAAAGAATTTATCAGTTTTATCTCTATATTCACACATTTGTTCTTTACTGATTAGAAAATTAGGTGTATCTAATATTTCTACCTTACCTTTTAAATCAAGCTTATCTACAGGGTCAAACATTGTATATTCTTTTTCATTGAATTTCTCATCAAATTCTAAATAATTTACATTAAATTTAGCCTTTTTTAGATAATCTAAATAATACCTCATAGAGCTTCTATGTAAAACTAATTTCTTTTTGTTGTAGTTGTAACATGTAAAATAATGTGGATGTTCCCATATAATGTACTTATATTTTTTGTCTAAATACTTTTTATCAAATAATTGATTGGGTAATATTATGAAATAAGTCATTATATATATAAATTTTTTAATATCTAAATCATCTAATATTAGTAGAAATAGCTTTATTTTTTAACTTAAATGTTATTACTACAATTGCTATAGAAGAAAGAATTATAATAACAATCATCACAATAATCATTATCATTTTAATATTAGATTTAGGTTTATTTCCACAATGTTTTTCACATTCTTCCATACTATCCCATCCATCAGAATTATAATTTTGTTGACAGCCATTATAATTTTGAATACATTTAAATTTCTCGCCATTAGTGTCATCATCTTTATTACATCCAATGTCCTTAAAAGTACCGTTACCAATATTCTTTATATTAATACTACATACACTCGCTGCACAAGGAGGTTTTCCATCCTTTGTATCAGGAATAGTTACGCTTGTTGGATGATAGTAGTTTATTCCATCTTTTTCTGAATTAACATGACATTCATCAACCACACACATTTTATGGTCTTCTCCGTATACAGCTTTCGATGCTTTAGAAAGACCTGCCCACGCTTCATCTACTTTAAATGTTCCATTTGTATTTTCTATATATTCTGCAGCAATACATCTACATTCTACAGGCCATGATTCTATATTATTAATATCTTTACCATCTTTAGTTGCTTGCGCTTTACACCATGAACCCATTACATTATCTACTGATTTATCATCATTAAAATTTTCAGAACCCCAGTGATTACAATCATTTCTATTTTTATTATTATTCTTTAAAGCACAATCTTTATATGTTTCAAATACTTTTTTCATATCTATAATAGTACTAATATTACTATCATTTTCGTTTATGGGTTTATATCCATAATAAGTACATTTTGTTTCTCCTACATTTGATACTAGTGGAAATTTAAAATTATTACTATTCATTACGCAACTCTGTATATCTGTATTATTTGTAACTTGTATATCAGAGTTAAGAGTACCACCATTAACTTTATAACCAAAAATATATGCAACCGAGTTATCATCAGTTTCGGGTAAATTAAATACTTTACATGTTTTTCCGACAGAATCATATTCCGCTAATATCGGAATATTTGATTTATCCTTATCTGTCCAAATATCTGATTTCTGTTCATTTCTTATTATTGAATAACATTCATTATCATCTTTAACATCATTGAATGTTAAAGTTTTTCCCATATTGTTTTCATTAAAACGTCTATTTAAAGCCAAATAATCCAAATCATTCTTAGCGCTATCTTTATCTGAATAATGATTTATTATAGTTTTATCCATATCTAATCTTTTATTAACTTCATCTATAACAAGAGCTTTTGTAGTTATATATTCTGGTACATCTACCATTGCTTTTGCTGTTAGGAGTTCTTTTGGCATTATAGTACTACCAGGTACTCCTGGATATAATAAACATTCTTTGTAACCATCCTTTTCCCAATAGTCATATATACCTGATGAAATATCAATAACATCATTAGCAGATGTATTATTTGTTACTATTCCACTCATCACCGGTTCTAAAATAATATTACAACCTGAATTTTTATCTCCACATAACTTTGGATTAGTAATAGCTTGTATAGAAACATTCTCATCATTATCAACTATAGTAAATGCATAATCATCGCCCTGATCGGATCTTTCATGTGTTCTAATTAAATAACTATCAGCTGTATTTTTATTCCATTCTTTTGTAGTTTGGTCAAATCTCCATAGAACGTCGTTTCCAGTCATAAATGAAGGTTTTAACGTCATTTGCTTACAATCATCGCAACCATAAAAACCTGCTCCTTTAACATCGACTGCCACTACCATATCCATTTGATAATTCCATATTCTATAATAATTTACACCATTCTCAGTTTTAAAATATTCAAACCACCACCAAAACGCTTGATTGTTAATGTCATCAGTAGGGCTTGAAACCAACATTTTTAATCCTTTATTACCAATACCTTTATAAGTCAAATATTTATTCCCTGAATTTTTTATACGAAAAACGGGACGCTTACCAGTTTTTAATATTTCTTTACACTGATCTTCGGTTATGTTAGGTATTCTAAACGTAAAATTATTATTATTGTATTGAGGATAATCTGGAAAAGCATATCGAGCGCCAGGTAAAGTTAATTCTGGTGATTTGTGTTCATAAGGCCAATTACCCTCAGCGATACAGCCAGTTTTTTTATCTGATATTATATGACACGTATGAGATCCTTTATTTCCAGATACTCTTAATGAATAATCAGGAAAATTTACACCTTTATCTTTCCACGTATCCCTTGTATTATAATTTTGTAATAGTTCATAACATTTTTTATTTCCAGTTGTATTGTCAAATCCAGTCATTTCTATTTTTTCTGTATTTGAATCTAGTTCTATATCAGGACACCAGGAAAAATTGTAACTAGTTTTAGGTAAAATAAAAGAGTTTTCGTAAGCTATAAAGTTATCATCTGTCATATTTTATATATATATATATAAAATATGAATATTTTTGTTATAGTAACCAACAAGTATGATTCAAATAACACTTAGTATCATATCTACTTTATCGTGACTTTAATAAAAAGTACTCATTATGAATAATATTAACTTATCTAACTCAGGGTTAGCATTGTTTGTGTTCTCCTCCCGTTATAATAATTTCTCTGGACAAGACTTTTCGGAATCCAATCTTAGTGGTCTTGAATTGAGTGGTGATTTTACAAATACGAATTTTACAAATGCGAATCTCGAAGGTGCTACTTTCTACGGTGCGAATTTCGACGGTGCGAAATTAGAAGGTGCGAATCTCAGAGATACGACTATCAGACATACGAGTCTCAGAGGTACTATTCTCAGAGGTGCGGATCTCGCAGGTGCGTATTTAAGAAAAGCAGATCTCAGAGATGCGTATCTTAATACTGCGAATCTTGAAAGTACGGATCTCAGAGGTACGGATCTCAGAGGTGCTAAGCTCAGAGGTGCTATTCTCTATAATGCATATCTTACAAAAGCGAATCTCAGAGATGCGGATCTCACAGGTGCGTATTTAGGAAGAACAAATCTCAGAGATGCGTATCTCACAGATGCGAATCTCACTAATGCGAATCTCATAGGTGCGAATTTCACACGTGCGAATCTCACACGTGTGGTTCTCAAAGATGCAAAGATCGTTGCTACGAATTTCACACGTGCGAATATCACAGGTATGGATCTCGGAACTGCGTTATGTATCACTAATACGAATTTCACAAATGTGATAACAAATTAATAAAGAATTAATACTATTTTTCATTCATTAGCCGAGTGCCTTTCTGCGATAATCGTCAGAATTTTTACTGGTAAACATAATATCACTTAATTCTTTATATAAATCTTCTTTATTTTTATATTTATTTTTGTTTCTTTTTAGATATTCCATTGATATCTCGTTAAACTGATCTGCTTCTTCCATTGTTTTAGCAGTTCTTCTTGAAGTTTTTCTGCTACTTCTTCTTTTTCGTGAGGGGCATTTTTTCTTCGATTTCCGCTTACGTGTAGTTGGGCGACGACGACTACGTTTAGATTTTCGACGTGGCATATTATTAATATATTTATACAAAAAAATAATATTTTAATATTACATCTGATCTAATTTATATAATCTTTGTTTCATATCAAAACAACTTCCGATATAGAATTTATCATCATTGTCTGAGTATAGTTTATATATGTAACCCTTAGGCATTTTATATTAATGATTGTATGAATTCAATTATATTGATTGACTATAATATATAGAAAAATATGGCATCAAAAATTTTATTCAAGACTGACAAAACACAAATAAAAGAAGCCGTTGGTGGAATTTTAGGGGGTAGATTCTTGCCCCGAAAAGCATTCTGCTAACCATATTCGAGCGCTATGGTTAGGAAAACAGTTGTGGTCTCGAGTCAATGTAAATATATTACATTGGATATACCCAAATGCTAGTCTGAATATGTTATAATTATAACATATTAGGCGACACCGCTGGTTGCGGGAACATCCTTAGAGTCTTTACTACCACCCCTTCATTGAAAGATGTCGTGGGGAACACGGTTAATTGCCGTACCCAATGGTAATAACGTAAAGAATTGGGCAATCCGCAGGCGAGAACCTAAGTCCGTTGATTTAACTTACGTTAAAATCACTTGGTAGGATATGGTTCCGTTTCAACGATCGCTAAGCGGTGGGTGAACGATGAAGACCTAGCCAGTCTGAGTTTGCTTAAGGTACGATCTAGTCCCTATAGGAAACTATGGGGTATTTCGGAATCAGAAGGCGAATTAGATCTCGTTAAATCTTTTAATAAGTTCAATAATCTACACTCACATTGTAAGAGATACAGAGATATCTTTGTACTATTATCTAGAACATCTATTATTGAAAAATTTCCTAATGAGAAGATTTTAGTTGAAAATTACATTGGAGTTATTAATAAAGATATTGAAGATTTTTTTGCTCACGCACCTCCAGCACAACGCCTTGTGGATATTCATCCATTAATACCAAAGGAAAAGAAAGATGAAGTATTAGCTTTTTTAAAGTATTACAATAAAGCAAAGAAGGCTTCATTAGTTCATACTATTATTAATACTTGTGGCAATCTCGTGTCATATAAAACTTATTTAAAGGATAAAGATAAGTTAGATGATAAGTTTATTACTAAATCATCTATGTTGACATTTGAACCCGTTATTGATCTGGTTGTAAATTTTAAACATCTATATATCAGTGATTTGCTTACAGAGAACGAAAAGAAGTTTATATTATTAACTCTTCATAAGATATATACAATTAGTGTAGATACATATGAAGAGTATTCTAAAGTAGATATTGACACAGAACAATTTGTTAGGGCTGTTCGTATAACAGTAGATAAACTAAAGAAACAGATTCCCAGATGTGAAGAAGCTTTCCAAAAGATTTTAGATAGTACAGATCTTTTGAAAGACAATTATAATGATTATTATAAGGATTATGTAGGCTCACAGAATAGTATGATTATTGCTGAGAACTTTATCCAAGATGTTGCTGGAACAGTAGACAAATCACCTAAACTTGCTCTACAGTTCCGTAAGATTATCCAACACTTAAGAGATATGACTAATAAGTTAGTCGCACAAGATCCTAGATATAAGGATACATTCGGATCTTTATTAGATCACGCAGATAACAGTTATTCAGAAATTAAGAAATCATTAGCAGAAGATGGTGAAGATATGGAACAATTAGAAAAGGATGATGCCGATGGTGACGATGGAGGTATTGGCGAAGCTCTTTCAGAATTAACAAAAGGAATGAAAATTGGAGAAGATGGTGATACAGAAGGTACTGAAGATATAATGGCTTCATTAAATCAAGTTACACAAACATTTAAAGAATCTCTGAAAGAAGCTAAAGAAGAAGATTCTTCTGCGTCCGATAACATAACTATTCATTCTGATCCTACAGTAAAGGAGTAAACATAATATATATATTTTTTGTGATATATATATTATAAATGATTGATCTTAATAACTTATCCGAATATAAGGGAATATTCTTGATATTAATCGTTGTGATAGTTATAGTATTTTATTGTAAAGACCTCGAAGGTGTATTGTTAATGACTGGAGTTTTAGTCAATGTAATTGCCATTTGTTCAAATACAGGTGTAACATCAAAATTCACGCAACCAGCACCTCCTCATACTTGTAGATGCCCAGAAGGATGTAAGAAGAAAGAACCAGAACCAGAACCAAAAAAAGAAAAAGAAAAAGAATTTTTAGAAAATAAATATGAAACTCCAATTGGAGGTGTAGAGGTTTCTGTAATGGCAAAATATAAAGGTGCTGTAGATTACGAAGAGCCTGGTGAGCAATATTCAGTAACGGCGATGGATAAAAGTACTACAAAGTCTTTAAATAGACCGGGAATCGATTACAAAAGACAAATATCAGGAGCAATGAAAAGACGTCAGACAATTCAACCTTACATTTGCTCAGAGCTTACAGACGAAGAACATAAAGATTGGTGGAATCGGTATGATATGTAGAAATTATAATTTATTCCAACTCCAGTAATAACCACAAGCAGATCGTTTTTCACCATCTGCACATTTTCTAATACGATTTATCTATTGCTTTTACGGCAGCAGAAGGATCTTCA